GTCTTTCCCCGCGCCGAGCGTGTCGGCAATGCCGCCGTAATCGCCGGCAGTGTGAAACAACACTCTCTTGCCGGGTTCGTTCGACACGACGTCCTTGAACATGTGGCAGGTGCGCCCACCCATGTTCCTGGGGAACGGATCGATACAGATGCCTTTCCATCCCCTGGCTTCGAGGGCCTGCGTGTTCGACTCCATATAGCCGTCGCCCGAACCAACGTCGAGGAAGAAGCCATTCGTAATGCCGGGGAACATGGTTTCGGCGACCCATTTATCCTGGCCGATCTCCGATTGGTAGTGGGTGATTCGAAGGGCTTCGCGAAGACTGAGGCTGATGTTGCGCGCGGTCGGTACCAGGCAGCAATGTTTGTTTTCGTCGAACCGAGCCTTTAAACCGTAAGCGACGGCGGCCCCAATCGCCGCGCAGCACAACACAGCCACCACCAAAGTCAGTCGTCGCATGATTGCCCTCTCAATCGGCGCCCGTTGGAGCTTCAACGGTCGCTTAGCGCTTAGTGGAGCCGAGCATCGACGTTGCGCTCGGTATCGAGGGCCCGCTCGATGGCCCGATAGCGGTGGACGTCGCGCACGACCTCAGCAAAATCGTTTCGCAGGGCCGCAACCTCGGCGTCGAAAGTCGCGGCCATGGCATGCAAGTCCTTACGCGCTTCCTCGCGCACGCTCGCGACGCTGGCATCGAAATTCGCGGCCAGGGTGCGGACTTCCATGCGGGCGCGTCGCAGGGCGAAGCGATAACCGAGGGCGTAGGCGCGGCGTTCTTTGGGCGACATTGGTGCCTCCCGATAGATGTTTATTTCAACTGCCCGAGCAGCTTGACCGCGCTGGCGTTATGCTGATTGGCAAGCGCTGTCAGTCCAGTCAGTCCACCAGTGGCAAAAACCGCCACCGCCTTCAGGAGTTCGCCCAACTCACGCGCTGCCCCTGAATCGAACCGGCAGTAGGCACCTCGCGTCAAGCGTACGATCTCGCGAAACGTCTGCTCGACCTCCCGGTCATCGCCCTCCTGGAACATGAATGCCGGCACGCCGAGGCGCCCCAGCTTGTTAGCTTCATGGACAAGCGTGTCGGGGTTCTCCTCCATGGCGTCACCAACGAAGACCAGGGCGCTGACTCGCAGGAGCCTGGTTTCCTTCTGGGCATGAGTCAGGACCTTCTCGATCTGGGTATGCCCGGCATTACAGACGATCTGCGACATGGTCTTGGCGAGCTGCCGGGGATCAGAAATCCAGCGTGAGGCGCGGCATTCACCGAGACCCCGGTAATAGACCAACTGCATATCGAGGCCACCAGCGCTGGCAACCTCGCGAAACATCTCACTCTGGAGCTCGCAGGCAGTGTCCCAGGTTGGCTGCCGGCTTGCGGTGGCGTCCAGCGCAAAGACCAGGCGTCCGCGTGTACCCGTACTTGCCGGGGTGCGCGTCTTGAGCTCGGCGAGGAAGCTATCGATCGGCGAGTCCGTTGTCGGGGCGCTCTCACTGCGGTTCGTGATATCGGGCATTGGTTGCTCCTCCTCCTTAGCCTTAGCGGTTGGACCGTTGGACTTCTTGGACCTCCACTAGCAGTTACATATTTTTGTCAGTGACATTTCGCGCGTACTGATAGTGCAGCTCCAACATGTCCAACGGTCCAACTTATTTGACTTCTGAAAGACGAAAGGCGACGCGGGCTGCATTAATTTGCTTGCGGATCAGCCAATATTTGTGACCATCGCTTAGCTGCACAACGCGCCCGCTGTTGCGGCGTAGCCACTCGCCAAGCCGCTTGGCCGAGATGTTGCCGTTCTTGTCGATCGCGATGCGCAGAAGGATTTCGTTCAGCGGATTGGTATTGAAGCCGGCAGGAACCTCGTGCCCGATCTCAACCAGGCGGGCGCTCTGATAATCCTCGTCAAGCTTGAGCTCGTCTCGCCACCAGTTGCCGAGGTCGCGAATATCGGCAAGCTCAGGGTCCTCCGCCTGAGTCGCATTGATACTCGCCACCGGATCGGGTTCGCCCAGCCAGACCAACGGGCTGCGCACCATGGTCGACCACTCGGCATAGCTGCCGAATGGTCCGCACACCTCGGGCGCTCCGGCAGCGAGGTAGGCGCGCATGACTGTGAGTGCGGCCGCGACATAGGTTGCCCGATTCACGCCAGCCTGGCGCAACGTGTTGCGGTTGAACTTCCGCAGCTCCGGCCGCTCGTCGAGTGCTTCGAGATTGCAAACCAGTCCGCGGCGGACCATGTCGCCTTTGAACGTGATGTTGTTGCCGGTCGCGAACATCGCGGTGTGGACCTCGCAATCCGGCGTCTCGCTCTGGCCGAGTATCCTGACCTTGATCACCGGTCGTTCGGCGATTTGGCACAAGAGTTCGCCGCCAAGATCGTGGGTGCAGTTGTCCAGCGAGACCATCGGAATGCCACTCAGAACGATGGCCCCGAGCCGCTTCTCCGTCTCCTCGACGCTCTTGAGCGCGGTGATGACGGGGCAGAGCCGGCCAGTGGCGATCACGGCAATGGTGTCGACCAGATAGCTCTTGCCCGTTCCCGCCATGTGGGCGGCGATCAAGTGCATCGGTGCGGTAGGAAGCGAGCCGCGCACCAAAGCTGTCAGCAATCCCGACAGCGCGACCGAGCGGTTGAGCCGCTTTTCGTGCTCGCCCTCGATGCGCCTGAAGCAGAATTCGGATTGTAGATCGGTCAGCAGCCTGAGCGACGCGGCTGCCTGTTCCTTGGTCGGGCTTTCCGGAATCGGTAGGATTTGAAACCCCGGCACCAGATAGAGCTCGGTCTCGGGATCGTAGCCGGGGTCGGCGAGCAGCGAACCATCCGGGCGCAGCGTGGGCGTGGTGATGATGCCGGAGACGTGTGGGAGCCGCCAGCGCCGCTCGATCGCAAGCAGGACGCGCACGTAATGCAGCGGCGGGTCGGTCTCGACCATCGCCTTGCGCCGGTAATCCCATTTCTGAAACGTGGCGGCTTCGGCGATCGGGGCCAGGAAGCTTTCGGGCGAGAGCTCGCGCAAGCGCGCAACCGTGGTCTTGCGGCCGTCCGACGCCGGCATGGTCTCGGCGACCGGCTCGACCAGTCGTCCGGCGCGCGAGAACACCGGCGCGTCCGACGCCAGCAGCGCGTCCTCAGTTTCCGTGAGGATGCGAAGCAGTTCGCCGTCCCTGAGCTCGATGGTAAAGCGGGTGCCGGTCTGCGATGCCGGTTGCGGCCGCGCGCGTGGTTGCTGCTTGCCGGCTGTGAGGCCGCTATTGATGGTGGCGAGCGCCGCTGCAGCGCCATCATCGGTGACCAGCCCGCAGGTCTCCGCCGCCTCGTATAAGCGATCGCACACTTCCTGCTTGTCGAGCGCGTGGCCGCCAACGAGCTGGCCGAGATTGAACGCGGCGGTGTTAAGCGTGTGGTTGCGTGTACTCGGCAGTGCCGCGGCGACGGCCTTGCACTCGCGGTCGCCTTGGCCAGCGTAATCAGCCAGGTCGGCGCCAGCGCGGCGTTCGACGGTCCGCCGGGCTCCCATTGATATGCTCCGCCGGTGGCATTCAAGCTCGGCGGTAGGCAGATGTATCCGCCGTTGCCGCGCACATCGATGCCGGGGCCGATCTTGCTCGCGCTGTTGCGGATTTCGACGTTCGAGTCCCAGGCGAAAATCAGATGCCGGCCGCCGCGCGGAGTGATGGTCGCCCAAGTGGGCGGGAGCGGTCCGCGCTGCACGATCAACTGGTCGAGCGTCGCCTTGCCATCGATCTTTCTGGCCGGATCGAGGTCGAGATCGACCGTCCACAAGCCGCTCGCCGGACCCATCGGCGCGCCGATCATGGCGTTGGGATATTGCTGCCACCAGGCAAGGATTTGCGTTTCATCCCGGGTCGCGTCCTTGAACCCGTTCGCGGTGAGTGGCCGCTTGTCGATCGGGTTGCACGGAAAGACCGGAATGCCGCAGCGCGCGTAATCGAGCGCAGCCTCGAACACGGTAGGCGGGTTTTGTTGTGCTTGCGGCATGTGATTTCTCCGTTCGAATTCCCGTTACAATTTGTGTTTCGATAGCCGCGCGCGAATGGATTGTGCACTCAAGATCGTCGCGTCGTTCCTAACGCTTTTTCGCCGCAACAGCATTGGCATCGTCCTGCACGACCGCCATAGCTGCTTCTAGCGTGGGATAAGGGTCCGCCGACATATCGGGCATATCCCGACGTTGAGCCGACAACGAAGCGGCTAATGTCATATCCAACGGAGCCGGAGCGTTCCGTTTTCCGTATCTCGTATCGGTGCCTGGATGTTGTGGACTTCCAAAAGCCCGTCTTACTTTTGTGCTTCCACCTTTAGCTTCATGGTGTTCATGTGATCTTGCCTCCAAGTTTGTAGAACAGGCTGTGCAGATACTGGTGCTGCTTCGGCGTCGGTTCGCGGCCGTACACGGTGCGGGAAGCCATGTCGTCGATAAACTCGTGGTGCCGGTCGGGAAGTCGGTGCTTCTCACGCTGGAGGAAGAGCGCGACCTCGCTCCACTCGAGCGTGCCATCGGTGTTACGGAACGCGCCGGTGCCGTGCTGTTTGCTTTCCGCCGCCTTCACTCCTTCGGCGTAACCTTCGGCGCGCGCATGCTCTATCGCGGCTTTGATTTTCTGCTTGGTGTCGTCATTCAGGCCGCCGTTCGCTTTCTCGACGTGATCAGCGAGATCATGAAAGCTGCAGTTGTTGGTCTCCAGCAAGCGCGCCATAGCGCACAGGGCGGCGAAGGCCTCGTGCGGATTATCAGACATGAGCATCCGGATAGTGTTGCCAAGCAGCGAGCCACACTTGTCGTCACGACGTGCAGTGAGTTTGGAAGGAAGCGCCACGGGCTCACCTCCAGCACCGCTCGCGGTGAGGACAGATCCGGCAACGCCAATCCTGGGGATCGTCGAAGCCGCGCGGCAGCAATTCGCCGGCGCGCGTCGCCTCGATGATGCTGACGGCGCGATCGCTCCAAAACTGTGCCCGCTCGGCATTGAACGGGACAGGGAAGTGCAGCCATTCGCAGGTGTCGGCGTTGGTCACCGTGAATAGCGCCGGGTTGGTGACATCGAGATACGCCTGATAGAGCGAGACCTGCGCGGCGTATTGCGGGAACGTTTTCTCGAGTCCGTCGCGCTCGACCGCGCGCCAGTTCTTGGCGTTGACTGCCTTGTGCTCCCACACAAACGGGTAGATCAGATAGGCACCCGGCAGGCTCGGACCGCTGTGAATGATCCCGTCTGCGTGACCGCGTAGTGCACCATCCGCGGCCTTGAAGGCGAGCGCCTCCGGTGGCGCGAACTTGAAGCCGACAGCCGCGAGATGCCGGCGCGCGCGCTCCTCGAAATAGTGTCCGCGATCGAAGATCTCGCGTGTCCTGGCCGCGAGCACAGGCTTGCACCACCAGTCGTACTGAATGCGGCGCGCGCATTCGTGCCCGATGATCGAGGCGCCCAGATAGGGGCGCGGCAGCTCCGCCGCCGTTGCCGCGGCGCGCTCGATCGCATCGTTGAGGGCAGCGTTGATCGGCTCGATCGACAGGTTGGCGCGGTTGAGGTTAAGCATGGGGTACTCCCTCATGCCCCTCCCCGGCCATGGCATTGATCGCGACCGCCGCTTTGCCACCGTCCTTACTGTGATCGAGCGAGCGATCGCAGCACGGGCAGCGCTCGAACGTATTAAGTATCTCGTGTCGTAGCTCCGGCTTGGCTTGGGCGAGCTTGCGCAGGTCCCGCCTGCGATTGAGTTCCTCCCATTCCGCAGTAGAGCGCGGTCGCGGGCGCCGGCGGCGGCGGCCGCGATGCGGTGTTGTCGGCTCACCATCGTTATTGGGCTTGTCGTCGTTGCCGTGCTTGTCGCCCAGCGCGGCGAACATGCTCATAAACAGCAGCGTGCGCTTGTACTCCGCGGCGGTGGTCATCGAGGAAATCTTTCCGTCCGCCGTCATCCATTGATAGCCGAGGATGTCGGGCGCGCCCGCAATACTTTCCGGCGTCGTGATCAGCGGCGGCGGGCGCTTCATTCTGTTTTCATACGCCGCGACCGCGAGACTGAGCGCGCGGCCGATATCGAGAACGTCGCCGGAGTAGTCGAACACGGTCATGCGGGTGACCACACCATCGGCAAATTTGACCGCGCAGATGACGGACATGATCGCCCTCCAATCAAATCCCAATCTCGTCGTTGAACTCGTCCGGCACCATCAAGGGGCCGCCGGCCGCGGCATTGGCCTGGCGCGCAATCGCAGCGGCGCTCGACGTCCTGGTGATCCCCTTGTCGCTCAGGTCGCGCGCGATCACCGCCTTGCGGATCAGCGTCATGGCCTTGAGCAAGAACTCGACGATGTCGTCCTTCGGCCAGACGGCGAGCGGCTTCGCCCAATCGAGCGCCGCACAGGCATCGGCCAACTCGGGCAGGATCGCGGCCACCGCGCCCGCGTCCCATGGTTGTGGGTCGAGCGCGGTCAGGCGAATGGCCTGCTCGGTATCGAGCTGCTCGACAGCGGCTTGTTCTGCCCGCTTACCGATCCAGGCGAACAGGATCGCAGCGACGATCCATCCCCATTCCGTGTCGCTCAGCCGTCCGATCGGCGTGCCGGGCGGAATGGGGCCGTCCATCTGGACGACCCCACGTGCGCCGGCAATGGCAGCGGCAGTGGCGTCCCGTTGCCACCGATCCTCGAGCGCGGACGGCGAGACTTGCTCGACGGTGCGGACTTTTTTCACGACGCCCACCCTGGCCGCGCGATGGGAGGTGCGGAGCTCGTGGGCGCCGCCGGCGAAGCTGCAGCTCCGGCTCCGCCACCATCGAAGGGCGGCGGCTGCTCGACGGGGTGCCAGTCCTTCTTATCCTTCGTGATCACCCCCGCCAGGATGTTCTTGTCGTCCCAACTTTGGCCGCTGCCGTCATTCTTCGGCTTGCCTTTCTCGATGCCGATCTTGCCGACGAAGCTCATGCCTTCGAACTGTTTGAGGCTGACGGTGCGAGCGGTGCGCGCTTGCGGTGACTTGTCGTCGGGATCAAGGCCGAGCGCGCTATCGAGGATCGCCTTGAGCGTGCTGCGATTGATCTCAGCAGACTTGGCATGGCCGTCAGTCGTGCCTTCCAAGATCCAGCGCTCAAAAAATTTGCGTCCTTTGTACGGTCCATCGGCGATGGTGAGCTCGGCATCGAGCATTTCACAGCCGCCGTCTTTGCTGCGTTTGAGCATGCCGTCCTCACCGACATTGCCGGGACGAATGTGCAGAACAACGGTAGCGATCGTCCCGTGCGGAATCGGCTCGAATTGCGGTGGCGGGGCGTCGGTGTAGTCGTAAGGCATTGATACCTCCTCTAGGTTTGAGCGGATTGCTCGGGCGAAACCAAAGTGAACGGCTTGCGTTGGCCCGGACCGGTCAGTTTTTCGATCAACGCACCGAGATTCGGCGGCTCCAGTTGTTCGAGCCGGCCGGAGCGATCCTTGGCCGGATAGCCCCAGGGATTTGGATTGGTGCAGACGAACGCACGCACCGGTTTGCGGTCGCCAAAATCGACCCATGTCATGGTGATGATTTCGTCGACGATCGCTGGCAGCTCGCGCCCGGTCTTCGCGCCCTCCAGCTGCGGCTGCCAGCTCGCAATGTTGAGCTCGTCGATATTCTTCTCGAGCACCGCCACGAACACGACGGTACGCATGCGCGCGTGCTGCAGCTGGTTGAGCCAGCCCAACATGCTTCTGGCGTGAAGTCCGTAAATCGCGCGCAGGTCCTTACGCCCGCGGTCGGTGAACGCCTCCGATTGCTGTTCCTCCCAGGTGAAGCAAAGCCGGCCGGCCGCGGTCAGACTGTCGACGAAGAGGATTTGATAACCGGTGAGCTGCGCGAGTTCGGAGTTCTTCGTCACCTCGTTGTAATGCGCTTCGGAGTAAGCGACGTTCGCCGGCAGCGCCGGATTAAATCCCCCGAGAATGCAGGCGAGGTCGCGGCATTCAGCCCACGTCCGCGGGCGCACGCTCGCGACCGGAAGATCGGCGACCGCGATGTCACCGGCCTCGATGTCGACGAACAAGGTCGATGCGAGCATTGCCGGAGACATGGTACGCAGCAGCGACGTCTTGCCGACGCCAGAGGGGCCAACGATTAGAATTTTCGCGCCGCTCTTTTCGGCGAGCCGCTCGCCTGCCGTGATGATTTTCATCATAGCGGCGCCTCCGACTTGGAAAGCTTGCGGATGAATGACCGCAGGCTGCGCTCGAAGCGGTGACTTGGGTGGTTGCCGAAGGGCACGCGGTAGAGATCGCCACTGACGAGTATGACCTCGGTGTGCCTGCTGGCCTGGCGGATGTAATCCACCTCGACGCCGGCATCGCGGAGCATGCTGAGCGTGTATCGGAGCGGCCAGCGCATCAGAGGGCCTCCGCGAGCTGGCTTGCGACGTTCGGGCGCAACAATCCCCATCGCTCAAGTAACTCGAGCGCCGCATCGATCTCGACTGCGATACCGACCGTTGCTCCGGCGGCACGCATGCGCGCTTGAGTGTCGATCTGAGTTGGTGTCAGCCGACCGTGTGCGGTCTTGAAACGCCAGGCTTCAATGAGTTCGAGCGAACGTGCGTAGTACGGCCCAGACGTCCATAGGAACATGTGACAGCCGCTCGGCGCCGCCAGCTCTCGGATCGGCAGTGCCTTGAGCTCCTCGAAGCTCGGCGTAACCTCGCCGTCCAGGAAGGTAGCCACGAATGTCGGAGAGGTGCTCATAGTGCCGGCTCCTCGTTGGAGGAGGTGCATGCTGGTTCCTGCATCGACCGCACGTGCAATTGTTTGCGATCTCGCGCCGCAAAGACTCTTTGAAGTTGTATGCGGGGTCAGCGAGCCAGTCTTGTTGGAGGCCCCGAATATGTGTTGGATCGTTAAACCAGAAAGCATTGTCGTCGGGACCGGTGATCCAGTTGTCCATTTGGGAGATCGCGCTACGCAGCTCCATCGCTAGCTCCCGTGCCGCGACGCATCTCCGCTCCAGCTCTCGCTCTCGCAGCGCATCGATGAGCGGCTCGGCGTTCTTCATCTCCTGAATGAGGCTGGCGATCTTTGTTTCCGCGTCGTCCATGTGTTTCTCCTATTTGAAAAAGGCGCTGTCCTGCGTTCGCGCGAACGCCGCCGTTGAGGTTCAGTCCTCATCCGCGAATTGTGGAAGGTTGAGTGCGGCTTGTATTTGCCTGACGGCAGCTTTCAGCTGCTCGATGTCGCGCCGGTATTCGCCACGCGCGCAGCACAGCTCGTACTC